GCTTGACTCCAATCAGGGGTTTGTTTTTGAGGTGTTGCCACTAATTCGCCGCCTTGCTTTGCGCCCATTTTTTATCAGTCAAAACGCCACCGGGTTTAACACCAGCTAGGATTGCTTTCTGAACAATCTGTAAGTTCTCCATTATTTGAGTAACCGCCGCCTTTACTACCGCATCGTTTTCACTTCCAGGCTCTCCACCAAGATCGTTATAAAGTTTGTTAGCAACCTCTGAAAATTGCTCAAAATTAGTCAGATCGTGAAGTTGTTCTTGCCCAAGCATTGCGCGAATCCGCATCTGCTCTGACTCTTGCAATGTGAGCATTCCTAGCAACGCCTGTCTTGCTTGAGTGATGGATCGCATAGCCTTTGTCGCCGCCAGCGTCTTGTAGCCTATCTCACGCTCCTCTTTGGTAATGCGCCCACTTTCTTCACCCGTGTAGGCTTTAACTGCGGGGGTAATCATCTGCTTAAATTTCGTGCGAATGTTATTAACCTCATCAGAAGTCAACTCACCGCCAGTGAAGAAGTTAATAAGCTCGTTAAATCCTGCCTCTCCATCCAACCCAATCGGTGCAAACATCCCACCCAACGCTCCACCAACATGCTCTCGCAGAAACCCAGGCACCCCAAGAACACCTGGCCCCGCTTTGTGTAATTGCTGAAACAACTGCTTAGTCATCGCACTCGCAACAACATTTTGGGTATAGCTTTCTTGCGCCTTTCCAATTTGGCTGTCAGTGCCACCGAATCCGGTTGCTGCTTCAGCACCGGATGTGCCACCCGCCTCTTTATCTAAGGTGGGGTCTTGGACCCAGAAGTACCCGCTGTCTTTATATTCTTCCAGTTGGGCAAGAGTCAGTGAATTCCTATCAACCGGAATGATGTTTGGCATCGGTTTGCCGTCTGGACCCATCGGCGGGTTGGGATTAAATAGCGAACCCTTCAGGATGCTTTGTGCGGGACCACCTTCAGCCGCTACAACATAACCCATAGGATTAACCGGCTGACCGTGATCTTTCGGCATCACAGAACTGTGAATCCATGTTTCAGTCACGCCATTGTTCTTATCGACTTTGAGAACTGCGTTTGACGCAGAAATATCTGCGGCTTGTTCGATTGGTTGTAGTAACTCACTCTGGTCGGTGACGGGATTCACTCGATACAAGTTTCCATCGGCACCTTCTTGTACTTTCCATGCGGACTCATCATCGAAAGGTGCCTCGCCTAATTTCTTGCCGCTTGTCTTTCCCATGATTGACCGACCAACGACAAAGGTATCCTCGGCAGTAGGTGTTGAACCCAACGCAGCGGCTCGGGGATCAGCACCCGCATCTGGCAACCCGCCCATTTGTTTAAGTTGCCCGTACAGAACTTGACGCTGCTGGACTAAACCATCAATAGCAGTTTTTGTGTTTTCTACTATATTTGGGTCATTTTGGTGTTGACGACCATAATCTTGAGCGCGAGTTATCAATTCCGCATTTTCATCGAGTGCGCTTTTCGTTAGTTCAATCCGCTGCGTAAGAGCGGAAGCATCCAAAGTGGCTTGCCGATACTTTGCCTCTGCCGCTGCTGCATCTCTTTTCTGAGTTAAGGCACTTTGTTCTAAGTAACCTTGGGCCATTCCTGAACCAAAACTTCCAAATCTAGCCATTGATTGATCTCTGTTTTGTCATGCCTTCTCTAACGCGATACCAGCTAAATTGCCCCAACCCTGCGCCTGTGCGCTTCTGAGTTCAGCCATTGCATTTGCGTTACCAGACATGATCTGATTCATATTGGCAACATAGTCCTGAACATCCCTGGTTCCCTTAAAAATCGTATTCATAAAATTAAGGTCATATTCCAAACCTTTTGCGATTTGTGCTGTGGCTTGCTGACCAAGTTGGGCTTCCTGGGCGATGTTTTTCATGCTCATGTCGTATTCATCAAGAAAGGACTGCGCTCCCGCTTGACCCATCATGTCCGCTTCATCCATCGCCAGCATGTTTCGACCCGCATGATCGAACGCACTGCCTTGCATGTTTCTTTGCTGCATTTGCGCTTGCAGATTGCCCCTGCGCCTTGTGATGGCGTTTTGAACCGCACGTTCTCTGGCTTGCCTAACCTGACTCATGCCGGGAGCAACAGACTGCCCAAGCTCTCTCGTTCTACTCATCAACCCGCGAGTGTCGTCATAATCTCGCTTGAGGTATTTACGAAAGGGAGAAGCTGCGGCTCTCACATTGCCGCCGGAATAACTGAAATTGCCACCAGGGGTCTTGTAGGTCATGGGTGTCTTTGACCCAGGCATCAGTCCAGGGTGCATATAGCCTCCTGTCCTTTTCTGTCCCGCCTGAAGCACATCTTTCCCACGCTTACCGCTATACAGACCGGCAAGGGTGGATGCGCCAAGGACTGTGGGGGCAAGCCAACTCGCAGCAAGCATTGGCATCAGTTAAGTCCTCGTTGTTTGGAACACATAAGCTGTTTCTCCATCTGGAAAATACCTTTCTATCTTTCCTACAGAACGAACCAAACCTAACCTTCCGTGATACGCGAGATTGGCTTGATATTGTTTTAGTGTTGGCATGATGATGTTGAATTGTTTTCGATGTTCATCTAGGAAACGAGCTGTCGATTCCATGATGTTTCTGTCTGAGGCCCAGGGAAACCATTCGGCATGAACCTCTAATAAATGTGCGTTTTCATTTACCCGTGAAACACCCACAGGGATTTCACCTTTTCTCGTTTTACCGACTGCGAGATAAATGCGATCAATGCCATCAAACGCTTCCAGTGAGTGAAAGATGAATTCATCGGGCGTTAAGTCTTCAGGGGTTTCCTTGAAACCGCCCTTCTTATAAGCCGCATACAACCAACGCCAATCACGATCCTCAAGCAGTCGCCAGTAACCGCCACGCTTTAGAAGTCGTTTTAATTTCGGATGGGCTTTATGCCGTGAACTGGAGGCCGATTTCCGCAAGCGAGAAGTCTTGCTTGCCAATTGAGGTGACTCGGAGTTGGACTTGCGACGAGCGACCCGCTGCCGTGTAGTTTTGGCGGGTGAGTCTTCCTTCAAAACTGGTTCCGTAATAACTGGGTCCGGCATAGTAGAAAGCTCCCCCATAAGTCGTGGGTGTTGCTGATGCGGGAGGAATAGAGATGTTGATTTCCTGGTCGAACAGGGAAACACCCCCATGCTCAAAACGAAGACTCAAATCCACCGCCTCAGTCGGTTTTCGGTAAGTTATCCACCCCGAAACATCAAACATCCGTCCAGGCGGCGCATTAAATGATTTAGAAACCCGCGTTGTCCGAATATCAACGCCGGTTGCATCAGCGGGGCCAGTTGCCCCATCACCGTTGTAGGTGTCGGAGTCAAACTTATAAATATTCCCCGACGTATCGCCGAAGTAAACCGCCATTGTTTTTGTGGCGGGATCGAGCATGTTCCACACTGTGGTTGGCTGGAATCCTGCCGAGTGGGTTGTTTTCCAAACAGACCACGGAGATAAAAACTCCGTCATCGGGTAAGCACTATGTTTTGCTACATCGTCGTAAAGTGCTTTTTGGAAAACATAGATTTTGTCTTCAGCATCAGGAAAGCAATAAATCCGCTGCATGTTGCGGTCATAGACCATTCGCCACTTCTCGATGGTCTGCGCCTCATCTGCGATAAAGCGCGATAGATCATCAACCGTTGCTTCCTGAATGTTCGTAATACCGGCAAGAGACTCAATCGCACCTTCTCTGCCGAAATACACGTCGTTACCAACATGAACCACGGCTTCATCGCCTGATGCGGCTGAACCGTTGTAGTAAGCCGTTACTGCGTAATCTTTTGAAGTCGTTCCGGTGAAGTTAAACAAGGAACCACGTTGGGTTGAAAAGATCACCTTCCCGAATGCTTGAACCATCGCATTGATCGGACGTAGATCAGGAGCGACTAAATAAAAGGGATCAGCTTCACTTAACGAAGAAGACGGTTTATTCGCTGTCGTGATGGTTGTGTAATCGCTGACTTCAGATGCACAAACCACTTGTGGTGTATCAGAGGTTGTGGTCATGTTACCGAACCACGCTCTTTCATTCTCAACGAAACAATATTTCGCTTTTACTGTTCCTGAAACTCCAGAGAACGACACATCTGAAAGCGTCGTTCCGTCCCACTGTTTTATCGCTTCTGTCTTGGTTAGGTCAGTGATGATGACCTTATCGTCCATCGTCCAGTTGGCTTCTAACGGACCACGCAATTTAGCGCCTGAACTAACCGTACCCTTTGAGGTGAAGGTAGTCCCACCATCCCACTCATAGACGGTATCACCAGCCTGAATGAGTGTAGAAATGGTATCGGCCTTTGTCACCAGTTGGGCAAAGCCCATGATGTTCTCGCCGTTGGTCGCTGTGCCTAACTTCTTGAAAGGTTTCCGAGGTCGAAAGTGTGAGTTATCCAACTCAAGAACATAATTCTCACCATCGGCACATTCACGGTCTTTAATCTCGTTCTCTGATTTGACCGTTGCAAGACCACCCCCAAATTGAAGGATGATCCCAATATCTTCGGGAGGTGGAACCTGGAGCATCTAATACTTCTCTCTGGATTCGACTTGGCTGATAGCGACTGCTGCCCTGGCAATACTGGTCTGATAAGCCACCATATCGAATTTCTCTTTGCTCTCCCTGTTCCAGACTTCCTTTACGCCTTGAATCAAGTCATTCACAACGCTGTCGGCAAATGGAAAGGTTGCCGCTGCGGTGTCCATGTAAAGACGTTTACGGTACAGGTAGGTATAAACCTTCCCTGCGTCATCTGCGGTTGGAGATCGATCCAAACGGAATTTCGCGTTGGTTGGATTGATCGTCCAGTAAATCGGTAGGCCCGTGTAATTAGCGGGTTGAGTCTGTTCAACAAACATCGCCTCATAACCGCCTGGATAAGCATAGAGATACTGCCCGTTGGTCTGATCGACCATCGTGTTAGAGGAAACAATATCTACATCACTGGCTTTGTCATACTCTCGCGTTCCCGCAACGAGCGTGATGGTTCCCTCACTTGTGTCTGAGGGAAGCTGCCGTGCGGTGTTATACAGGTCCGAAATAATTTCATTCCATGCCTGTACCATGATGTCGATATCAGCCTGACGAGCGGAATCAGTGAGGGACGTTAGTTCTCCCGAATCCCCTTGAATAACCCTGACCCTTTTTAATGACAGGTTGACCGCATCGAGTAAGGTGTAAGCCAATTACGCAGCCTCTAGTATTTTCTCGTATTCACCCAACATGTACTCTCTCGTTGAGGTCTTGTTGCAATCGATTCCATGATCTTTACAAAGTTTTTTAAGGGCGAATGTTCTGAGCGACTTTGCCCGTTCCAAACTGACAACCTCTACTGCCGGGGCAGCTTCAATCAGCGGAATCAGTTCTTCTTTAGTCGGATATTCTTCCGCTGGAATCAACCCTTTTTCCCGCGCCATTTCCCACAAGGTATGACGACGCATTTTTTCTAAAGGACTGCGACCACCTAAAGAATCAACCTCCGGTGTACGAAAAACAAAACTCATAAAATCTCCCTTTTGGAAAAGCGGCCCCGAAGGGCCGCTATCCCGTTAGCCCTTAAAGAGCGGTTGCACCACTTTTGATGTTACGAATCCAATTGCCGTTGAGAATCTTGGCACCGTGCCAGGACTTCCAACCCATTGTTGATAATTCGTTCAAAGGATCGGCAACACCAGATGAACCTCTGGCTTTATTGATAAGCAACACAGACGGGAGTTTGTCACCAGCGGTGTAAATCTCCTTGATGTGTTCCTTGCCAAAGCCAAGTGATCCAACAGCGTCTTTACCGAATACAACAGAGTTGTACACATCGATATTGACACCACCCGTCGAGCGAAGACCCGACGCACCGATTGCGGCACCAGCATTTGCATCGATTGAGGATTCCTCAGTCGAAATCCAACGCACACCACCAACCGCCCCGAACTCACCGGGCGATACAGCGGTTTGGGAAGCATAAGACTCAACCGCGATAAAGCCGGTCATGTCTCTGATATCTTCCTCTACGTCAACGTGACAAATGCCCCAATACGAATCACGCATTGGTGAAGTGCCGACGCGATCCGAACCTTCAGTCATCGGCAAGAACTTCGTTGCCGTGTTTCGATTCAGGACGTTGACAGCATTCTTGATGTCGTTACGAGCCAGCTTTGTGATGATGTTGGCAACACCAGCTACACCATTCGCCAGAATAGCGGTAGCGTTGTCTTCCATCTCGTCACGTTGCAGACGATTGAGTGACATTCCGGCGTTGATGCCAAGAATCTCAACCAATTTGTCAGACTGACCAGTGAAGTTCACCACATCAACTTCCTCGTTCAGCAACATGTAGTTGCCATACTTGGACACTGCTTTCGTGATGTCGGTCACACTGGGCTGCACGGAATCCCTGACCGGAATAGCCAGGTTGCCGGTTAACTCAGCGAGAGCGGCGGTGACAGGAGTCAGGTTCTCGATACGCCGCCATTTAGCGGTGAACGAGCCACTATGCTCCCTTATTTCTGCGGGTACACTCCCCACAAAATACGGGCATTTAGCCTTCGCATTTCGCAGAAGCGTTTCTTGGAACACCACATTAACCGGACCCGCAACTTGGGTAGTGGTGGTAATTGGAGCAGCCATTGGCTATTTCCTCTTTTAGTTGAAGTTAAAAATATTCAACTGATTCCTCTTTACCTCATGCCTTTCGGTTATCGGTTACGGGTCACAGCAGTTGTTACGAAAGAGATTCCTTATATCTAAGAAACTCTGCATCGCTCATTCGGTTGAGATCACGAACCGTTGGACCTTCGTTTTCAACGGTGTCTGGTTGTGACTCAACAGCGGCCCTCATTGCATTACGGTCTTCCGTAATTTGTGCATCTGGACCCTTAAACTCTTTGCTGAACTCATTAGCCATCGACTTCAGCACTCGGCCCCACGCATCGGGGTTTTCTTCCCGTTTGTGGAACGCATCGGCAATACGGGTATCCCGTTGTGCCATTAAATTGATGTATCCCTCGACTGCCATGTTTCCCACGTTGGCAAGCGTGGAGTCGAAGCCCTTAAATTTTTCTACCGAATCTTGAATTGCAACTCTGGTTTCTTTTGCCTGTTGCTGTTGAATGAATTCTTCAACCATATCCATACGGGCTTTTGAAGGTTCAGGATCAGGTTCAGGTGTAACAGCACTATCGAACTCAGAAAGGATCTTGTCTAAATCATCTGCTGGAGCTTCCGCAACTTCAGCTTCGGGCTGAGTATTGGTATTTTCTTCAGTCATCTTTGCCTCGTAAGAAGTTAATCAAGGATTCCTGACCGTCCCTTCGGCCAGAGTCATATATCCACTTGTCTTTATCGGTGGAATTCGGTGTCCAACGGGGTACGTCAGTCAGTTGGATGGATTCAAGGAGTTGTGAAAAGTCCTGGTTCGACCTCAAGTTCTGGAGGAAGTCCTTCAGGTGTGGGGGGAGGTTCAAACGATTGCTCCATTGGTTCCAGTAGGTTGTCTAAGTTGATTCCTGGGTTAGCTCGGCGCATGAACTCAGTGCGGATCGCATCAAGATCAAGACCTCGACCACCCAACTGCCTAACCATCGGATCAAGCTGTAGAAGCATCTGGAAGGCAGAGAACTCTTTCTGTTCCTGCTCTCTTTTCTCCATTGGTGAGGCTGCACCGTAGACCTCGATGTAAGCGTCTTCCGGTATCGCATCCCTCGTAACGTCCACATACCCTGCATATTTCGGTATAAATACAGAGGTGTCTTCCATACCCCTGCGTAACATTTCCAGTTCCATGTGGAGAATGTTGGTCAGGGTTTCGGTGAAGCATTGGACGTAATCAACCGTTCTGGTTTGACCACGGGTAACTTCCATATCAACGGCAAATGCCGTCTGGTGAGACTTGGTTTGCGCTCCAAGACGGGGAGCGGTAACACCAGTTAGTTCCTCGTACTGTTTAAGCAGTGCGAAGTAAATCTGCATCATCCCACTAGGATTGCCGATATCAATCGGTTCTGGTTTTGTCAGAGAGGACCACAAAGCCCTTGGTTCTATTTTGGGTCCACCCTGCGCTCTCCAATACTGGTCATTGGGGTCGTACCAGATGGGAGGCTCAGTATTCAGTGTGATGGTCTGTATCAGGCGATTCATCGCTTCTGTCGCTGCCATCTGAATCGGCAGACCTTTCATTAACGGAGAAACCCCATAAACCCCGTTATCTTCCATGTGGTAAGTACCGGTCTGGAATAGACGGAACGGGTACGGGTTTTCACGATAACGGACGACTTGAAGGTTGGCACCCATCGCAATCGTGACAATGCAATTCGGAATGAACGCATCTGTCTGACTGCGGGGAATGATTAGATCCCCTTCCATCTCGATCAGCTTTACATGACCATCATCAGCCTGAAGTTTGGAAATGTTTCCTGGCATCCACCCACCGGACATGGACTGTGGGTTTCTTACCTTCGCTGCGAGTTTTAGATCAGCCAGTTTTTGTTTGTATTCCCGAATGATGGAAGGCGCAATCATCATCCCTTCCCTTGCGACCATCTGTGCAGAGGTATCGAGATAAGTAGATTTTATGTCTCCAGGCACCACGACAGGCATTTCATCCCGTTCCCGGTAAATACCGCGAAAGTCATTAGAGAAGACTTCTCTTTTCGCCCAACGGACATGGGCAACATAGGTGCCGTACTTGAATGCCTGAATGTTGAGACTGTCGATTGCTGCGCGGAAATCATACTGAGAATGGAAGTGGACAAGGATCGACTCAGTAAGGGTGTTGAGATCAGACTGTGTTGGAACAATGATCTGCTCTGTCTCATCGCCCGACATAACAAGAGATTCCTGAACCGCACGGAGGTATTCATCCGTCGCTTTAGCGTGACAGCGAAACCAATCTTTATCCCTCGGAAAGATCAACCGTCTTGCGTCAGCCGTTAAGACCTCTAATGCCTGTGCCTGAAGTGGAAGCTCCATGTCGGGCATCCAATCCGTACCATCACGGTTTTCCCGTTCCGGTGGCTTCATCGCAACCTGACGATCAACCTCCTTCCATTGCTTCTCCAGGTCTTTCCGTTTGTGCTTTCTTTTGTCAAGTTCTGCTTTGATGGATTCCGCTATCTTAGAGAAATCCCTACGGTCAAATCGTCTAGCCATTAAACACCGTGCGGTTATCGTTCAGTATTTTTTGTGCGTCCTCGCGTGACTGCTGAATGCGAAACCAGGAAGACGTACCGATTGCGTCATAACGGTGTTGTGCCATCTGCATCTTTTCATCCAGACCCACGGCATAGACGACCTTCCAATGGGGTTCATTACGGTCTTCATCCGCATGAGAGAATTTCTCGGCGTAGTAACCCTTACCGTCATCAAGAACCATCGTCTGAAGGTTTTCGTATCCTGAGTTGGATAGGATTTCTGCAAATTGATTTGGTGTCATGTACGCATACTCATCACAGATTTGGTGTACCTTTGTTGTGCTTGCTGCGGGAGATACATCGGTGTCGCATAACGGCGCATCATCAGTCCGTACATACTCGCCTTCATAATGTCGTCACGGACAGCTCGGATCTTTCCATCCTTGCGATGTAAATTTCTAAACTCTGAAAACCATTCGTTGAGATGACCGAAGACCTTTAACCGTCCTGTCTTCATGCGCTCCAGCATTTCCATCACAATCGGTTCGACAGGTTGTGCGCCACCCTTGTCTTTGTCGTAACGGGCTGAAATACCCAACATATTCACGCCAGAATCAGCGTAGTGATCGCGTAAGGTCTTGCCTCCGCTTTTCTCTCGATTGAGTCCATCGTGAGGCCACGCTACGGGTATCCAATCGCCCCGCTTGCGGATCGCATCAGCGTGGTAAACAGGGGTTTCGTTTGCCTGTTTGTAACAGTCGTATATATAGATGCAGTCGGAATCTCGGTCCCAAGCCAGAAATGCAGCGGCGGCGGGGTGATCGATACCGAAATCTATGCCGCAAATTCTGGCGAAGTGAGTGGGGATCTCGAAGGCAGGGACCGAGATTTCCTTTTCATCTACGGGGAACACACGACCCTCTCCCATCATCGGAACACCCTTGGTACGGGCATCCCTTTCGTGGAGTGGGTAGGACTCTATAAAGCGGTCTTTTTCTTCTTTGGAGAGATGATCGGCATCGTCCCAAGTGGCCGTTTGTAAGTACGTTCCCTTGATACCGTCATCAAAATGTCGGACAAGATCAGTCTCACCCAATAGTGGTGTAAATGTGACAAAGATAATTCCGCGAGAAGTGAGAACGCGAGTCAGACATTCGGTGTAAACACGGTAATCGTCCGGTTCTTCATCTAACCAGATCCAATCAGGCTGAGTACCCTGAAAGGCTTGCCAACCCTGTTGGTAGGTCTTGAAGACAATGGTGCTTTGTCCGGCAACATGCTTGACCCGAACCATGTCTACAACATTGGATACACCAGCTTGGCGATAAGTTACCTTGTCGATGTTGTCAGCAGGGATGAGTCCCGTACCCACTTGATCGCCAAGCAATTCTTTTTGAACGATATCCCGACTACTTTCGTTGGTTACTGAAACCGCCCAACCCAACGTCGAGTGCTTGTACTTTCTTCCTTCCCACCAATCGGGATACAATCCAGTAGCGAAGACAGATGCAAGATAGGCTGCGGTGTGCGTTTTACCAACACGGTTAGCCGCACGAAGCATCATCTCCTGGTTGTCGAATGTCTCTCTCAGGAATTGTGCTTGCCACTTGTAAGGCTCATACCGGAAGAACTTTCTTCCAGAAACCCTGCGATACAGTTCTTTTAGTGCTTCCTCTTTACTAAGCTCCACTAACGAACCTTAGTGGCTAAGATTTTGTCCAGCATGGTTTCGATGGTCTGTAACCTGTACATCATTACGTCTAGATTTTTAACGGATTCCTCAATCTCTTTCTGATCGCCCGTCAATTTTTTTAGGTTGTGAATTTCAATTCCGCATTGTTTCGCTTCAGCCTCTAAAGCGGGGATCGCTGTTCCCTGAATGCCAGCGAGCCTTTCAACTTCTGACGACATGCTACTCGCCCACCAGATCGCACTACCCGTCTGCGCTATCAGGAATAACAAAAAGCCAAAGAATTTCGGGTCCACTTTCATTTCTTTTTCTTCTTCTCAAGTGGTCCAGGGAGAACCCAACCCGCAATCATCGGAAGAACGATAATCAGGATTAAGGCCCAACCGCCCATTTCGATCAGAGAACCCAACAGGGTCCAGAAATTATCAGGGGCGCAATTAGACGCTGTAGCCATAGCTCCTCCTTTCTTCGATGGGGTCATAACGTCCGCAACCACACTGGTCGCAGAGGCACCTGCCGCTCCCGCCAGTAACACAGGAGCAGTCCCCGATGTCGCAATCGAGGCAATCGCACCCGCTCCTAACGAGCCACCTCCGATCATCGCTGCTTTTTTCAGGCTCGAACATCCGACTAAAACAAGTGCCAGAGAACCGATAGAACAATAAGAGCGCCAGCGGCTGCTAAAACGGGGTTTTCCTTTATCCAGTCTTTCATGTGTTCCTCTGAAAAGAATTTCCGCAACCGCACGAATGCGTGTCGGGAATGTTGAACTTAAAAGTTGGCTGAAATGGATCATCTATCCAATCCAGCGTTGCCTCTGACAAAAACTCCGCCGAGGTGGAGTCTGTGAGGACGTTGTGAGTTATCCAGATACCGTCTGAATTGGTTTCTTTTTCCAGGTTTATGAGATAACCAGAACAACCGCCTCCGTTGACGGAGACTCGTAAGGATTCTGTGTCGGAGAGTGTCTTGTCTATTCTCTTTTGTGCTTTCTCGGTAACGATCATCCACGGTTAAGCGCATCTATCTTTACCGACATGTCTTTCAGCATTTCCTTTATCTCTCCGAATTGCTCGGAATGTCTCGCGTCTGTCCGGTCCATCCTTTCGGCTAATGCTTTTTGCGAAAGCTGGTTTTCCAGAATTTGTTTTTCCAGGTCGGAAACGAAGGAATAACCGCCGAGGATGATTACGATAGTGGAGATAAGATGACCAACAGAGAGTGATCGAGAAAGGTGCCAGCTATTTTCCATTCTTCTTTTTTCTCTTGGCGTAAGCGACCTGTTTTTTGGTCTTCTTCTTGGTCGGTCTTCCCGGCTTTTCGTAAGTCCCTGGTCCGTAAACCATCAGTCAGCAAACCCCCTGGCTCTCATCACCCGTAATGCGTTTTCCAAATACCAATCCTGCTGGTCGAACTCCAACGGAATCACACCGCCATCTGCGAAATACGTCCCATCTGCGAAACTCGCCGTTGTGGAACTATCTGTCCAACTGACGGTTTTACCCATGTCCATGCCGATATCACCTGTAGATGTGATTGCCATCAGCGTTTTTTCGCCTCAGAAAGAGCAATCGCCACGGCTTGTTTCCTTTTGGTGACACGCTTACCACTGCTGCTTTTCAGCTTTCTCCTCTTGAATTCGCGCATTACCTTCTCAACCTTTGCCGACATGCTTTCTCCTATAAGTGGGTATAACTTCTATAAGAGGCTCTAACTTGCCACCTTGTAGTCATCGATGTTCAGCACCCTTGCCAGTTCCGACCCCAAAGATTCATCCTGAGTGGATATGGCTTGAATCAGTGCTTCGTCCGATACCTTATGCACAGAGATATCTGTTCTCTCTCTGAACATCCCCAATTCCTTGCCCATTAACTCCGTGGCCCTTACCGCTGGTCCTAACTGCCTTTCCCGTACCGCAATCTCCCGCAAGGTATCCAGGTCATACATCACCTTGGATTTGTCTACCGTCGCGTGACGCAACTCCTCCTTGTCGATCTTCTCCATCTGGATACGCATGTACTCACGAACCCTTGGCCTTTTCATCATCGCCTTGCTGGATTTGGCAGCGGTGTTCTTGGAACAGGCAAACACGTTCAAATAGGCTTGCCTCGCATTCCCATGCTTCAGATACTCCTTTACGAAGTTCCTTTCATTGGCTGATACGCCATCTGGTCCGATTGATTTGTCCATGTGGTTTCGTGAGATGTATGTGATGGAATAACGCTAACGCTGCCGGGGGGGTGGGGGGCCGCCCTCGCTTACGTCACGAAGCTCTTGTCTTCCTAGAGGTTTTGAGCGTAACTTATTGATTTCAAAGGCTTATAAACTGCCCTGGATCGCCATAATCCAGGCCAGGGCAACCAACGGCTGATTCAGTATCAGCGGGTCAGCGTGACAATGGCTAGGCTTTGAAGGCATCAGCCCAACAACAGCGCCAACCGTGCGCCATTCGGTTCGAACCGGTCAGTTCAAGCACTCCCCCCAACCCCGAACCGGGGAACCGGGAACATGCCGTGTGAAAACGGCCATGCGGGGACCGGTTTCTAGTAACCCGATCACCACATCACATCACCCAATACAAACCCATACGCACCACTCTGATTCGCTATGGTTCACTATGGTTGACTTGAGTAAACCTTTCGTTTACTGTTCGCCCTAGTGGAGTTGGGAAGGAAGCATTGGTTGAGTTAGGCACCGCCCACTTGCAGGCGATGTTCCGAGGCGCTAGGGCCAAACGATCACGGCAACCCTAGCAACCGGCAGACGGTCATATCCCGCACCGGTTCAAAACGAGAGCGATTAGTCGAACCGCCAAACTTTGGAGGTTTAACTAATGGAACATTACAACAGCGCTATTCGCGGCGTATCAGCACGTAACGAACAGATTGTTATCGATGCGTGTCTGAAAGCAGGAATACCATTTGACGAAATCCAACCGCGTAAAAACGTCTTACCGTTTAAAGCATGGGTTGATATTGGTCGAGTACCGGCGAAGGGTTCAAAGTGTATTTGTAAAGTACCGAATTTTCTTAAGGATAAGAAAACCGGGAAAAAATTCTTTAGGCCAACCGCCCTTTTCCATATCAGTCAAACGGTGCAATTATGAAAGCATTCATTCTCAACCAATGGGAAAAGGGCATGGATTGCGATACCCCTTTTAACCGGCACACCCTAGGTCTAGCACTAGCAGGCGGTCTGTTAGGTGCAACCCTAGGCTTTTTTATTGGTCTGTTATTTTTCCCGCTGTAACCATTTAACCGGCGGTTCTATTAATCGCTCTCAACCTAGCGGGTTTAATCGGCGTGACTTCCCATTGGAGGGAATCATGCAACGAGAAAATCTGATACGCAAAATCCAAGCGCTGTTAGCACGGGCCGATAAGGACCGCAACGATAACGAACATGAGCGCGAGATTGCTTTACGTCAGGCAAACGCGATGATGGCAAAGCACAACCTTTCGATAGTGGAGTTATCCGAAGCCGAACAGCGCGAAGAATTGGGCGAACTAACCGAAGGTCAGAAAAGCCTAACCGGTGCAATCTGGCAAGCTGTCGTTTATTCGGCAGTTGCTAAGTTGAACGGTTGCAAATGTCTACGCAATACCAGCAAAAAGATCGTGATGGTTATTGGTCACTCGTCGCGGGTTGATATATCCGTGGCAATGGCTGAATACGTTATCGCATCAATCAAGCGGGAAATGCCACGCGCATTTGATAACCATTTGGGAATTGGTGAGGTTATCAACCGTCGATCCTTCAACACGTCATTTGGTAATGGCGCGGCGAGTGCTGTTTTTGCCAATGTCAAAACCATACTGGCGGCACGACGGCGCGGTCAGATAGACGGCGAAAATTTAAGCCACCATCAGGCAATGGTTTTAGTGGATCAAGACAAAAAACAAATGGCTGATGTCCTGTCATTCTACCACAGGCAACACCCACACGTTAGACGCGGGAGCGGGAGCAATTCCCGCAGTTATCAAGGATACCAAGCCGGGAAATCCTACGGTGCCGGTATATCTCTTAACACTCAAATCGGTGGACGTTCTGCCGGACTACTTAATTAACTTTAACCGGGAGAGTCACGCCTATTAAATCCGCTAGGATCCAGTGGTCTGTTTTAGATCGCCTCTTTTTTTTGGAGGCTTAGAAATGACAGACAAAACATTAAATGTTGGCGATATTGCTTACGGTATTTGGGGATACAGTATGACAATCCCCGTGTTCGCTATTGTTACGCGGCGAACCGCCAAAACCGTTTGGTTTAGAGAAATCAAGAAGAACCGCGCTTTTGACATGGGAGAGGAAACACCCATGTTTCCCGTGGAGTTTGAGCGGGTGACTTCTTCCCCTGACTCAGCAGAAAAACCAGAATGCCGCGCGAGGATAAAAACCTCCGAGGCAACTGGCGACTGTTTCAAGAGCGGCCACGCTTTTATGTCGAAGTGGGACGGAACTCCCGTTTACGCTAATTACATGGATTAACAACCATCAACCGAGGCGGTCTAAAACAGTCCACTGGAACGAAATAGGCTGAGATAACCCGCCAGTGCGGGAGGTTTTCTTATGACCAATTCGATGCACGAAGTTTTCGGAAATGCAATTTATGAGTACACCACAGAAACAGCGTTAGAGGATGGGGTTTTGACAGAACCCTACCCAGAACGCTGGCCAAATTTGTTTATGTCGGCAGATGTCACGGCAGCTTGCGAAACGGCAGACCTTCGGACAAGCGATAAGGCTCGAACGTTCGATCAGGTCACGATCCCTTTTCTGATGGATGTCATTATGCAAGCGCAAGTACCCAAAAATCACAGGAAACTATCAGAGGGTTCAATCATCACACTGGACCACACCATTGCGGGAGAGGTGTTCATTGCCGCGAATGAGCGTGGCGGTTTAACCGTGATGACACCCTCAGAGTATTAACTACAACAGCATCGGCGGGTTATTTCAGCCTATTTCACCACGAAAGAGGCTGAGATAAGCGCCGTTGCAGGAGGTAATACGATGATAGAAAAACGCTTAGATCAGTATGTTGAGATGATTCAAGAAAAAGTGGACAAATGCGACCACGGTCTACTGGGTTATCACAAACTTGGAAAAAAACGAGTTAAAGCAGAAATCCGCAAAAAGTACGCGAGAGTTATGCTCTGTAACGCCGGTCAAAGTTGTGTCCACAGTTTTGTGAACATGGAAAACGGCGACATTCTAAAAGGTGGAGCAACGGGGCCAGTTAAAAACGGCGTCCGTGGCAACATCTTTGCCGATGATTTAGGGGCTGACAGGGTAGGCCAACACGGGCCTTACCGTTTAGACAGTCATTCGAAAGTGCAAAACCTGCATATTTCACTTTCACCTGACCAACTGCAATCACTGAAAATATCCTAACAAATCACAACAACAGCAACGGCGCTTTTCTCAGTCTCTTTCTCAATTCACTTTTTTGGAGATTATGAAATGAAAGGAATAAGACTGCTAATTGACACTCGCAACGCCGCTTTTGAAGACTGTCTGAATGAAGAAGTAGCGCGAATTTTGCGAAAACTCTCTGAACGAATAGACGAGGGCGTTTTTCCCGAGAAGTTAATCGACATAAATGGAAACACCGTCGGATATGTCCACATCGAGGAGGATGACAAGAGTAAGACCGTCACCCCCCAGGTGGAGGCGTTAGCATGAAAACCAAAGCTGATTTATGGGCGCTTTTTGCGCTTTTCCTGTTGTTCCTTAACGTGTTCCAGTTTGCCTTTCCGGCGGGAGGTTTGCCATGAGCAAAATCAAACTGGAATTTACTGTTCGCCAAGCCGAGGAAATTTTCGACATGATGAACGAAGGTTCAGTTCTTTACATTGAAAATAAGGAGATGTGGAAAGAATGGGCCGCCGCAAGAGTTTGTAGAAACGCCATCGAAAGTTTCCACAAGCAACTTTCAGATCACAAGAGGGCAGAACGATGAAAAAAACCGAAGTTTTGAATATGCGAGTAACCCCCGAACTGTCTAACGGGATTAAACAAGGGGCGGCCTTAACGGGTCGCTCCGTTTCATCATTTGTCGATCAAGCTGTAAATGCGTTTCTTGTTTCTGATGATTACAAGAAGCAAGCCAAAAGCAATGTTGCTAAACTTAACTCACTATTGGAGGGTAAACCATGACTGAAATTTTTATTTGTGAAACACACCACCCCGACGGGCGCGCCGAAGCCTATCAATCGACTGTCCGTGACCTCACCCATTACGTTGCCGAACATCTTGACCACGAAAATGAGTTAAGGGATATCGGGAAACTGAGCCGACAAAAAACATTGAACGGAAAGGTTCAAGATGTGATGCGGTTCACCATGCAAAATTTGATCGTTGAGTACGATTTCAAGGAATTTTTCATCCGATGCAAAGAACGCGCAGAGACTTATGGCGCATTTTTCAAAGCGCTAAATTCTCACAAGTTTCTGGATGATCCTTTCACCGTTGAGGATGACCCGTTCTCAAATGTGTACTTCAATGATGGCGGGAAACTTGTCGAAACTGGCAATGAGCCAGTGATTCAAGTCACCCTATTTGATGACTCCCGCAGTGTTGCAGTTTCCGAACTGCTGGAAAATGATCCATCCTCTACCGCATTTGCTGACATCGAGTTATACGATGACTTCAAAAGTGAAATCGGTGAACAGATCGAAAGCATCTTGGAGGGTTATGAAACCGAGGTGAGTTACACATCACCCTTCTATGAACGGTTGGATAACTTCGATCCAGCGGGTCACTAATGCCAGTCACGCCCCCTTCGGGGGGCTTTTTTTTGCCTAAATTTTGTCGATTATTCGCTTCAGATGGTCGCTGGTTGTTGTTTTCAGCACCCAAGGCATGAAAGCGTGGACCGTCACGGTCACGGCCAGGTAAGCCAGTTGACCGGCGACACTGATACCAGACCAAAAATGCTGGAAGTAGTTCTGTCCCCGGTCACTAAGATGACTCAATGTTTTCTCCCTTTGAACCTGAAATCCCACGGGATCTCGCCCCGTGTCTTCCGCAATCGCTCTGATTCCAACCAACCTGGATCTTGGGCAGATTCCCACTCGCTGTCACTGACCTGTGCAACGGCTCGATACCCCAAGAATTCAACATCGTCAGCGTCTAAATCCAATTCAACGATTTGTCCGGTTGTCTCATCATAAAATTTGGGCATAAAAAAACCGCCTTGCGGCGGTATCCAGGGTTCCCTATCTTACATATTACCCTACCACGACGGGACAAATGCTGTCAAATCAATCACTTACGGAGGTTTTTGGCGATAGTCACGGCAGCGTCCGACTGCAATCCCCCCATAAAGTTACCCAAGAAAACATAAATCTGGTTGTACTTTCGATACCACATTTTGGCATTGGGAAGACCCAACAAGCGCACCTTATCCATCGGCGCGGACTTGTCATCGATCGGCAACATCTGCCCGACGACTTCCTCGGCAACTGCCAGCTTCACCAACTCACGCAATGTTCCAATCTTGACCACAAATTCCTGTGTTCGATCATCCCTCAAGACCTTATCCATCACTGACCGTTCAAAGTCATGGATTCGTGCGCGATCCCCCACAAAACAAATCCGCGAATAAAGAGAAGCTAACGGCTTAACCTTGCTTAAACTGGCCGCGATATCTTCCCAGGTCGTTTCATCAGCCCCTCGCGTTGACCGTTCAAGCGATGAGGTCTTGGGCGTGAGCATCTTCAGCAGTTCCAGGCTCATTTATTCCCCACATTTTGTCCATTAAATCGGCAGCTTGTGTTGGTCCCAACTTCAGCGTCACGGTATCAAGGTTGAATTCCTCATTCATTGCCAGACGGTAAACATCGTCAGGGTCAACCTGAATAACCGCACCGGACAGGAGCGCAATTCTCAATATTTCAGGTCGAGGATTGCGTCACGAAGATCCTCGATCAGCTCTTGGGCTTTTGCGGGGTCCATCGGTTGCATCACCCACACACCTTCTTCATCGGGATCAGAGATGTGCAGAATGATCTTGTCGTGTTCTGAGTACGCAGTAACCTCGGTTCCGTTTTCTAAAATCATAGATCAGTCAGCCCCCGTAGATTGGGTTGCTCCAATCCGAATCCCTCACCATGTCCAAGATCGATGATGTTGTCGGCTTGACACAATTCTTTTGCCCAGGCCCACCCCACCACATTGAATTCTGGAAACCTACCCGTCACCAATAAAAAAATATCAACGTCATCCAACTGGCTATTGAGTTTCGCTAACAGTCTTCCGTTTGGATAGTGCGTAGTCTTTACGTCAATTCTTTTCCCATTTACCTGGATGTCATGTCCGGTATCAGGTGTGAGTTCCAACGGTGGAAACACGTTAAACACCCGCGCAGCCGCAAACTCCCCACCTATCCCCTGCTCATCTGTTTCCCATCCGTTCTGCTTGCCAATCTGTTGATCCACTCGACCAATCGAGCGACTAATCTGCTGGCGCATGACAGCTAGAGATTTGGCAACCGTTTGTTCGCTTGGAGTCAGCGAATACGCAGTCACGACAGGTCAACCTCCCGGCACCTGTCCTTATCCCAACCGTGGACGACGATGCGGATATTGCATTTCCGCACGATGTCGAGGTTTGGGTGATCTTCGATCTTCTTCACCCTCGCCGATACGTTGCTTCTCGATGTTGTTTGACAACAAAGGATCTCGCCGTTGGGATGCAACGCCAGGAGATCACAAAATCCGAATAAATCCTTTCTGAAACCACCAGCACCCGTGCGTACATACTTTTCAACGATCTCGACAGGTTCATATCCGTCCTCACGCAGTTTTTTAAGGCTTCTTTGGGTAGGACTCACGACTTGTAATAATTGAACGGGGTGTTTTCACACGCCATCAATATTTTGTCGTTCCGCAGCCGGTCTATCAGTTCCCACTTAGATCGCTCGATATTGACGTAGGGAATCGTCGAAACAACATCCTTGTATTGCTCCCGAACAGCTTGTCTATTGCCTGGGTCATCGAGATAGGTGCGTAGCGCGGCGATAAGAGCATCCACACGCTCTAATTCAGTCATTTCGGTCGGCATTGTGGACATAACGGCGGTTGACCTGGAGCGGGACGAAAATCATCAAAGTATTTTCTATGCAACTGGCGCAAGCACTTTCCGCACCGCTTACTAAACGGCGATACGTTCATACTGCAAAGATATAGAGCGCAGCCACTAAACAGAGAAGCATTAAAGCGTCGATGGTTGGTCCTCGCTCAGTTCTTTAATCCGTTCATACAGTTCGTGGATGTGTTCTTGCAGACGTTCAATTTCTTTCTTCAAATCTTCTTCACCCATACCAAGCACCCTCCCTAGAGGTGGCGATCAGGAATTCGTGATAGATCATTTGGTGTTCCACGCTCCATCCATTTTCTGAATGCGGGACAGGTGAGACTTTCTCGCGCACATCTTGGAGCGTTCCAGCATCCACTTTCACATGGCACATTGCGGATGAAGATGACTGATTTCGCATAACCAGTTCCTTCATGACGTTTTGCGCGAACTTGACACGCTTTACACATCGCACAACGCCCATCATGCGCCGTCTTATCCTGGTAAAAAAATCGAAGTTCTTTTTCCTCATCACACCGAGTGCAAGCCTTTGTAGCAACGAGGGGTTTCGATTTTTCCGTTTTCATCACCAAAATGCTCTGCACATAGCCTTACGAAATCTTCAAACCCTTTTGCCCTGATCCATGCCCACCGACTTTCTCGACTTGAAAAATGCAGTTCGTCCGGCCTCTTTGCATCGAAGGTGAAATTCGGCGTTTGTTTCTCCGTCATTCGGTGTTAGCCCCATCTTTTTCAGTTGGATAGCAAGCACTTGCTTGTAAGGTCGATACTCCCCGTCCCAAAACTGCGTGGAATATTTGTCTGTCCAGTGTCGGCAGCAGAATGGAGATGGGTGGAGTTGGGTTGCCGGTTGTCCACAACCATCCTGTGAACAAAAACTTGGATCTGTTTCAACTGGCTTGTCACGGGCGATGGGCTGGTTTTCCCATCGAGCCTGATTAACGTAGGTAGAAAAATGGCATTTTCGGATGTCATTCTTGTTGCAATGCTTTGCGTATTGTTTGATTGCATTGACAACAGCGTCAGCAGTGGCTTGGTCTTCCACCGCACGGGTCCAGGCAACAACGGCTTGTTGTTTAGAGCCTTCCGGTAAGTCAGACCACGCCATTTCAAAGTGTCGTGCCTTCCAATCCTCAAGTTTTTCAAGGAGAGCTTTTGCGGTCTGTCCACTAACTGTTTTCATTCTGTTTTCCCATACCCATACCCTTTTCGGTTTTCACCGGATCGTGTTCAATTGAATCGTTAGTCTTCATTGAGGCGACACGATCAACACTTCTCAATAGAGGTTGGCGCTAGGGTCGAGCGATGTAGGGTTTACTGTTCCCTACACATACCGTCCTCCGAACTCCCCTGTTCGACCCGTACAATCAAGGGGTCACGGTCAGGGGCAACCGGCTTCCTCTAAAAAAATGGCCCGAGGAGGAGGTCGGGCCGAATCTTAGGAGGAAATGAAAGTAAGTAAACCTTAACACGACTAGAAGTATACTTGCAAGCACTTATGCTTGACAACACATAGGTGTAACCTTTTCCATGATAATTGCATCCTATGGCACTCTATGGTTCAATAGGTGTCAACCAATCAGAACACTATTTCACCTATGGATGACACAACCGGAAAAGAGGCTTTAGAAAGGCTAAAAGCCTGGATGCACAGGGATCGATATAACGGTTCCCAACTGGCAGCGCATCTTGGAATAACGAAACAGCAGGTTTACCGTTGGCTTAATGGCACCCAGGCAATGCCACTAAAACGCATCGAACAATCCGCGACTCTTTTCGGAGCATCCCCCGCTGAACTTTTGTACGGAATCGGTGAGAGTCAGATTCGACCGGATGGTGATTTGCTGGCGAAGATCATTACTGCCGTTTCAACAACGGCTCAACAAAAGAGTGTCGATCTCACCCCTGCTCAACTGGCGAAGATCGTAATGATGATTTATGCCAGAGAGCAGTTTGAGAATGGACTGTTGAAAGAAACAGCTTCAGAATTGGTTGATCTAATCGCGGCCTAACCGACTACAGACAGTTTTTGTTTTCTTAGCCATCTAAACTCATAAGGCTGAATTGGCGGGTTTCGTCGTGGTAGTTCCTTCATTGGAATGCACTTGACGATACGCCGAGGTACGAATTCAGAAATCGGACCACCAATCAACAAAGCAGATGGTGCTTCTGACCCATCCCTACGCAACCAGTGCTTGAAAAAGATACCTTCAGGCATGACAGATAACCGCTCTGGATCAGAACCCCATCTTGACCAGTGCATGTCTTCGTGGAATTCCTTTGGTGTCAGATCAAACCCCGATTTTCCGATTATTTCGGAGCGACGATAACCGAGAAAGAATGAAAAATCAGTCGAACAATCCGTGATGATGTGAAAGTTATCCTTTCCCGTGTGATACTCAATGAAGGCCGATGTAGGATCCTGACTCGATAAAGTCAGGATTTCTTCAATCAACGGCAGCATCTCGTTAAATTTGTTGGATATCTCATCTGATCGTAATTTCATAGTCGCCTACCCCCTGTAAGCATAGTTTCTTTAAGGTGCCTTGTAGTTCCCTATAGAACTACACGATTTAATTTGCATTAATATTGGGGGTGTGTCAACAACTTTAGAATATACTTCTAGTTGCCTTATAGTGTACTTTGAGTTAATCTCTGGTTCACTATGGAACTCAAGCGCAAGGTTGCAGAGAGCGCCAGAGGCGAACATTGCTGGATTCGACTTCCAAACATCTGCGGAAACCCCGAAACGGTGGTTTTTGCACATTATCGGGAGATTGCGCTAGGGGCTGGCGTTGGCACCAAAGGACAGTATCACTTCGGCGCACCAGCTTGCTCCAGTTGTCACGATGAGATTGACCGGCGAACCACAAATAAAGAGCGGGAGTGGGTGCGATGCATTCATGCCCAGGCTTCCCTTCGATACCTATACCACCTGTTATGTCAGCAAACGCTAACACTCTCCTGAATTACACGCGGGAGATCAGACCCGAATATCGGGAAGAAATCAGCGAGAACCTACGCAATGCGTTAGCGATCCTTGAACTCGGCGGGAAACAGCACGAAGTCACCATAAAGGTTCGCAGACGGTCGAACCCACAGAATGATTTGTTTCATGTCCTTTGTCGGTCCATCGCAGACAAGACCGGACATTCGGAACGAGAAGTTAAAGATTGGGCGAAATCCGAATTCATCGGCTCAGAGATTATTGAGATTGCCGGTAAGCCGGTGAGTCGGCTGCGGGAAACCTCCGCGCTAAGTGAACATGAATTCAGTTTATTGATTCAACGAATGGAAGCACTCGATGCAACACTCTAATCCATACGATGACATTGGGTATCAGGTCGATCAGGAATTCGACCGGCTGATGAATGAATACGCCCGAAGTGACGGGATGATTGATGTCATCTCTGAATTCGTCAAATTCTTTAATCAGAAAACAATGCGTGATGCGATTAGAAACATCGCCACCAAAACACAGTTGCCCGAAACCTTAGTTACGGAAGCCTACTTTCACAATGAAGACAGTAACGATACGCAACACTGAAATCCGGTTTGATCCAGATAAGCATCGCTACTACGCGAATGGGGATAACTGTTACGGCACATCATCTATATCTGACCAGGACGCTGAGAATGGTTGGCGAATCCCGTGGGCTGGAAATATGTGTAAAGCCCAAGCGGAGAGAGAATTAACAGATGTGATCGAGGGTCGAATTGAACTGGACGAGCTGACGCTACCCGATATTCTGAAACGGATTCGTGGTGCGCCTTGGAAGAAATCAACAGAAGCGATTGATTTCGGAAACGCCGGTCATGGGTTTTGTGAAAAGTTCGTTCTCTGGAAATTAGGAGAAGGAAAAAAACCCCAACTCCCGAAGAACGATGACCTTAAAAATGCAGTCATGCCGTTCATTGAGTGGGATAAGGAAAATAACCCTGAATACCTCGCCAGTGAAGAAATCGTGTACTGGACTGATGGAGATATTGATTATGCCGGGACGCTGGATCTCAGATTTCGCATCAACGGCAAACAGGCGATAGGTGACTTCAAGACAGCTAAATCGATCCACAAAGCTGAATATGTCGCGCAGATTGGCCTTTACGCGATGGCGCTGGAGTATTCGTTGCAGGAAAAGATTGATTCTCTGTGGCTATTTCGTCTGCCGAAGATTCCAGGCGATCAGTTTGAAGTTTTGACATTCCCATACACGGACAAACTCAAAGACCACTGTAAATCACTGGTCTATCAGCGTGATTTTCGCGCCAAACTGAAGGAATGGTTAAAAAAATGAAAGCACCATCAAAACGTCGATATATAGATCAACTGCATGTTAGTGATGGTCGCGTTTTTTGCACATGTAGCGATTCAACCGTCTGGACCATATTCGTCGAGGATCATCTGCCACTTGATTCCCAAAAGTGGTTTCAACTGCCACAGATTCCCCAACCTCACCTAGAACAAATTGCGTACAACGATGACGGTGATCCTTTTTGATGGACTGCGATCTCAACACGTTTCGGGAATATGTCATCGAGATTATCTGTGAACGTGAGGACGCAGATTGCAAAGTGAATGAGAAGGGAGAGTTTATTTTGAAGGTTGATGGACAGCTTTGGGTGATGGTCAATGCCGAGGATACCTAGAGGCTTGTACCCACCTGAAGTCGTCTATCGAAAATTACATGGATTTCAACCAGTGAGAGAAAAGCCAATGGCATACGACAAAAAAGAAGGTGAGATAGCTGTGTTCAAAAACGGTTTCAAGAACAAAGAAACCGACGCTGATTACAACGCTACGGTCTTCGTGAACGGAGTGGAGCAGAAGTATAACCTGTGGAATCGTGTCTCAAAGAAGGGTGATCCTTACCTGGGCGGGAACTTGAAACGTCAACGCCAAGATGACCAGCGACAAGACGATCCACCGATGAGCCAAGCAGCGAAAGATTTCTTTTAACCAACCAAAGGAGAAGGCGTTTCTTAACGGTGAGGGCTTCCAGTGGACCCCTGGAAGTCCTCACAAACCTCCAAAGGAAAAATTATGCCAAGAAAATCAAAAGAACCCATTCGACCCTCGCCAGTTCTTTGCATCAAACCGGGCGATATGTATAAGGCGACGGGAATAATATCGACCCGCCGCGCCTACATTCTTGAAAAAACTGATCGATCCTTCCCGCGCAGAATCAAAATTGGGCCACGGGCTACCGGCTGGCTTGAGAAAGAAATTTTTGATTGGATGAACCGGAAACGAATGAAACGACGTTCTGACCTTGACCTCGACGAATAGCGGCGAGTTCTTTTTCCCAAGCTGTGAAGATTTCGATCTTCTTGTCATCATATCGATACAGGTCAGCCACGCTGTAGGTTTTGGTCAGTCCATCAGGTTTGTGATTGGTCAACCGGTGCATCAATTCTTCTGAAAAATTCAGAGAAACGAAGGTCGAGAAGGTCCGTCGTAGGTCATGTAGGGTGAAGTCTCCAAGACCAACCCTTTCAGCTATTGCCTTGAAATCCCCGTAGATCGTCCGTGGATTGGTTTTAATCCCACGTTGTGAGGACGGGAATGCCCATCCCTTCTCATGCACCAGATACTTCCTGAATGACGGTGGGATAAAGACCCGGTGGGGTTCGTTGTTCTTAGTCTCAGTATCCAACAAATTCCACCACTCACGCTCACCAGTTTCGGACACATCTATGTTGTCCATGTGGATTTTGGAAGTTTCCGTTCTTCTCTGGCCCAGGAGAACGAAATAAAGCGCACCTTTTCGGCTTATAGAGAGATCAGACCTGTCGAATTCATCCAACCATGCTTTCAAAAGACCCCGCTGTTTGGGTTGCCACAACGTAGCGGGGCGACCCTTGGATGTTGTCGTGCGAGGTGTTGATTTATACGTTGGCAGATCAGCAGTCACACCGGCCATGTGGGATGGAGAAATGTAGTCTCGTTGCTTACAGGCAAACTTGAAAATTCGGACATAACATCCTTTGATCTTGTTGCCCATGTTCGGATGCTCTTTATAAACAGGCAAGACAATATCCAGTAGATCAGACCTGGTGAATTCCTCGATGGGAATTTCCCGCATGCGATCTGGCATGTCTGAGACAACGGCTGATTCCAAACGAGTATCTTTCTGAGGCTTGTTCTGGCGCGGAGGCTTACGACCCTCGCCCTTCATCACAGCACATTCCAACCACTCATCTGCTACCTCACCCATCGTGCGCTGATTCTCTACCCTTACACGGTCTATTTCGACCTCTGCTGCACGTTTCAGTTTTTCAGCTTGTGGGTCTTCACCTAGATCAATTTTATTTCGCACCTCGTTAATCTTGTGCCTTAAAGCGGTGATAGTCGCATCAGTGTTTTGTGGATCAAACCGACATATCGACGCATACTTTCTCTTGCCTAAGATGGTATAGCGCGTCCTAAAACTGATCTGCCCACTCTTGAGTTTCACACATTCGACAGACGGGTTATCTTGTAAAAACTGTCTTTTCCCAACTTCCATATTCTTCATGTTCTGAAGACTTAATTTCATGTTTTCAAAAACCGTTGATCGTGAATCAGCGGTCATACTACCATAAAAAAGCGCCAAAAAAGCGCCACTTCTTTGTAACACATTACAGCAGACTGTGGGTTTTACTGGCTTTTCAGACAAAGAAAAAAATCCGCGCAAAAGCGCGGAGTTATGCGGTTTATTTAGTGTGAAAGTGGCGAAAACACTAGGTTTTTACTGGTGGGCCGTGCAGGGATCGAACCTGCGACCCGCTGATTAAGAGTCAGTGGTCAGGTGGCTTGTTTAAACCATTATTTGGAAATATTATTAAAAAAAGCGCCGTAGAAAGCGCCACTTATTTTTTCAGTGTTCCTTCTTTCTTATAGAGGTAAGACGTTCCTCCATTTTGTAGAAAGTCTCAGGACTATCGGATGCCGCTGCGTTTGATCTCGCAAATCTTATCAAAGCGATTTCCTGTTCCTTCAAGGTTTTGGCTTCAAGATAATCTTTCTGGAATTGCGGGACAGTATAGGGCATCGAATTCTCCTGTTGGAAAGAGACAGGACAAGAGATAATCCGTTTCGCCGGATCAGCCTCGTACCTATCCGGTGAAAAGAGGGCCAGTTTGTTCATTTTTGACCCGTTTTTTGGCTATTTTCAGACCCTACGGGCATGGGTCTATATGGATACAGCGCACAGTCAGGTATAGGGCAGTTTTCGACCTGTTTTCGCCAACTACCCTTTTCGTAAGGATCGTAAATACAGTCCTTACACTTAGCCGCTATCGCGGCTGCTCTACCCATAAACCTTCTCCTTGAAGTCCTTTAGTTCGACCTTTTCATACTTGCGACAGAGGTATTTGAGGCTCAATTCCATCATGTCGTAATCGCCATCATCGACATCATGCAACACCACAATCCCGCGCCAGTTTTCTCGCGCCATCTCGCCCAAATAGGCTTCCTGATGCAAATAGCAACTTCCGCAAATCAGCATTCGCTGAACTTGCTGATTGGGTAAGGTTCGTTGGGCAATCTGCTTGCCCTGGCGATGACCCTGAATTCCAGATAGTCCGACTCGCATCAGCACAGACTGTGCCGTGCCACCCAACGGGCGACCGGTGTTTTCTTGGAAAAACGCATGGGTGATCCACACGTTGTTGAGGGAATAAAGACTACGGTAGGGGTGGGTTATCCAACCATCCAGAAAGAGGTTGTCAAAAGAGAGAAAGTTTTCAAGAATCAAGTTGTCCCCGATGTAGCGGAGCAACCTTTCTTCGTGATTCCCGAATGAGAAATGGAATTCTGGGGGATCTTTCATGCCGCGAAGCGTCTTCCAGAACAACTTCATGGCACGGTTGCCACTCTCGATATCGTCAACGACTCTTGCTGTTGAGATTTCCAGGCGGGAGCTGTAACTGCTGAGACTAGGGAAGTCCCAATGATCTCCCAGGTGGACAACGTGGGTAGGCTTGTATTGTTTGATCGCCTTCGCTATCCAGCGAAAATGATCGAGGGGGACACCTGGCTTTACCTGAGTGTCGGGGATTACGAGGATACGCAAATAGTAGACCTATTCGGCTGCGGGATTCATTACTGTGATTGCTTTGATGTTCGGGATCGGGATGTGCCACTGATTACCCCAATAACCTTCTTCCTTAGTCATCGCCAAAGTAAGGAAATCCTCGTTTTCTCCCACATAAATTCCGTAGGTCGTAGTGAGGGTATCCACCGTTTTGTATTCAGACCACCCGCCTTCGGTGTAGCTATCAAGCCACTCGACTTTCAGGATGACCAGGGCCGATGATTTCTTCCAATCTCCATCAGACATCAAATTTCCCGTCTTCTAGGGGCATTTTTTCAGGCAGACTTTTCGCACCGGTGTCTTTGAGAGTGTCCTTGGCTGTGTAGAAGACACAACTAATGTTCAAATTTGGATTCACAAGAAGCACGGTACTGCTTGGGTTATTTTCGTTCTCAGTAACAATCATTAAGATGGGTTTGGGCGAATCAACCGTCAACTGCATCGTGTATTTTGGAACTTCGTTGTATTTCTCAAGCAGTTTCATTAGCAGAGGTTCTGGCGAACCAGAAACGCACAGCGCCCGCAACGGAACGATTTGCGGGAAGAATGCGTTGGCAGTAGGCGTAAAAAAAGCCGCGAATGCGGCTGCGAGGATGAGTGCTTTGGTTTTCACAGTGCGCTACTTGAAAAGGTAAGCGACCACAACACCAGCGGCACCTGCGGCACCGGGATAATATGTGGCCCCACTAGGATATCCGCCGCCTCCACCAGACCCCGGCGCTACACCAGCCAACGATACCGCTGCCGTGTAACCACCGCTGCCGCCTTGTCCATAGTAGCTAGCACCGCCCATTCCTCCAGGCCCACCAGCCCCACCGGGGATGTTTAGATCTCCAGTTGTTACGGTTGCTGGTGCAATAGTCGCTGTACCGTATTTTCCGGGTTTTCCTCCCGGCCCGATAATGTCTGAAAACGAAGTCCCTGATGCTGATTCCACTGTCGAATCATTGCCTATCGTTCCATCAGCACCAGCCGCTCCCCCATTAGCAGTCGCGGCAACTGTAACGTCAATCGTATCTGTACCGCCAACAAGGACTAATTTTTTTACTGCGGTTCCGCCAGAGCCACCACCCGATGCTCCAAGTGCGGCATTTGCTCCGGCACCGCCGCCTCCACCTCCAGTGACAAAAAATATCACCTTGGTTATGCCAGCGGGTATCAGGTAGCCACTTTCGCTTGTTGTCCAAACCTTCATATCATCAAAACCACCACCAGCCTCACCCCAGGACAAAGCACCAGCGGCAGACGTTTTTAGAACTTGGTCAGCAGAGTAAGTCGCGTTTAAGTTCGCGGCTTTAAGTTTTGTCGTCATATCCCAAACGCCGCTGAAAGTTCTTGCTCACTAAGTCCGAGCGCCGCCAGCTTACTTTTCGCGCTGGACTTATTCTCGGCATGTGCAAGCTGCTCTGCTGTGCGTTCCGGCTCAACAGGCTCGTCGTATTCAAAAGAGTTCCCATCCCACCGGCCACCCATTCGGGCATTACCGTCATCTTTGATGAGGATAACGCCGCTAGGGTTATATTCGGTTTCTCCGTCCCAAAGACAGATGTTCACAACATCACCGTTATCATTTACATGCGCGTATCGATCCATTTTTGATCTCACTGATATTCGTAAAGAAAAATTGCACCATCGTTTCCGGCCTTTCCTGTGCCAGAACCAGAGTTACCACCTGATGCCCCCGCACCCGGCCCTTGCCCCTGCTGACTTCGTGGATCGCCGGTAGAGAGGGGTCTGCCGCCAAAACCAAAAAACGAATCACCACCCCATTGGTTTGAATCGTTCCCATTACACCCTGCACCACTACCGCCAGTAATGTTTATATCCCCGTTTGATGCCGCCCCACCAGCAACTGGATCAGAGGTATATCCAAGCGTTGCAACGGCACCGCCATTTCCCGTGACGGTAAGGAAAGTTCCCGTGCCGGTAGTTTTCTCAAAGGTGGAATTTCCGCCAGCACTTGCCGCCGCACCAGCACCTACAGTTGCTGTGCAAGTGTCAATGTCAGTTACGTCAAGCAGTTTGCAAGCATAACCCCCGCCTCCTCCGCCGCCTGATCCACTTGGGGCTGTCGTATTGACGCTGGCCCCGCCAGCACCAACAACATGCACCACCAACTTTTTTATCGTCACGCCCAGGGCTGACTCTCGCGTTGATTTCGTCCATGTGTGCGAACCAGTCGTTGTATAGGTTTGCACTCCAGCCAATCCACCGCCAGCGGCAATAGCTGCCCAAGTTCCATCGCCCTTGAGATACTTTGCATCACCGATGCTCGAAGCATCAATTAAATTAACGTCAACTTTAGTCGTTGCCAAAATAACTACCTTTGAATGTGTTTCTGAAGACTTCGCCTAACTCTCTTAGGCAAATGGGAAGCCACTCTGGGCTTACTGCTACGAGGATTAGGGCTAGGGGGATGAGTGCTGTTCGTATGAGTGCGAAGGATCGCCAGAGGACAGTCAACACAAAC